CGATCGGCACTGGCAACCAGAACACGCCGATTTGGTCTACCGGTTTCCTTGAGCTGACCTCTTCTGCTGCACAGGGTACTGCTGGATCTGGTGTTCGTGGCTATGTCGGCTACAAGCAGAACGCTGGCACTGCAGCAGAAGCGCCGCGAGTCCAGTGGTCAGGCGACAACGTTACCGACCGGTACATGCTCAGCGTCTCCTTCACGACCATAGGTGCTGCTGCTAATGCACCCGCTGGAGTCGCTGCGGGCACAGGTGTAGCCAACGCAGCAAAGCTGGCCCTAGGAGTCTCTGCAGGGCTTGCCGCGGGCGCTGGGGTAGCCAACCAAGCAACCCTGCTCGTAAACCCGTCTGTGGGCGTCTCAGCGGGCGTGGGAGCCGCTCTGGACGCTACTATCAACCTTGCCTCAACATCGAGCGCTGGAGTGGCCGCGGGGATCGGGGCCGCGCTTGATCCCTCGATTTCGATCGAAATGGAGGGAGACGTGCATCTCTACAAATTCGGCCCATGCGAGCCGTGGGATCCAATCTGGAATTGCAATATCTCACTGATTACAGGTGCTGCTGAGGTCACGGGAGTGGCGATACAGGCGGCTTCCGAGATACTTTATCAGCTTAGTGCACAACGTTTCGGTCTGTGTGACGTCAAGCTACGGCCTTGCCGGAAGTCGTGCCAGGGCGGTTTTCCCTGGTGGTCCTGGTGGGAGTATGGCTCGTATCCGCAGCCTTACTGGTGGAATGGGACCTGGTACAACCTGGCGTGCGGAAGCTGCCCAGGTGACAGCTGCTCGTGTATCAGCTTGTCGGAAACTGAGCTTCCTGGGCCAGTCGCTGGCATCACTGAGGTGAAGCTCAACGGAGTAGTGCTCACCGCAGGTGTGGACTACCGCGTGGACGATTACCGCAAGCTGGTCAGCCTTGGGGATCCCTGGCCCTACTGCCAGGATCTCCGTCTCGAAGACACCGAACCGAATACCTGGTCTGTGACCGCGGAGTACGGCGAAATCGTGCCGGTTATCGGCCGTATGGCCGTGGGTGAGCTGGGTTTGGAGTTCGTCAAGTACCTGACCTGTGCTGACGACTGTCAACTGCCCTTCGGCGTGGTTGATGTGTCGCGGCAGGGCATCTCCATGACGATCCAAAATACAGCCGAGTTGATCAAGCAGGGCATCATCAACTTGCCCATGTGCGCGATGTTCATTCAGGCGTCCAACCCGGAGCACTTGACCGCCCGAGCGGCCGTCTATGACCTCGACGCGCCCAGCTATAGGGCGGTGGGCACGTGATAGACCCTTGGACCGCAGCGGCCATCGTGACGGGCGTGGGCATGTGCGTGGTGACCGAGCTGGGGAACACGCCGGAGACTGGTGCTCTCCCTCAGCGCATCGTGCTCATGACACCTGGCGAAATCGCATGGGACGGTTGCGATTGCGGCCAGTTCGCGCAGAGCCTGCAGTCTGACTACCCATCGGAGAGTTTCCCGCAGGACACCAGTCAGCAGACGCTCCGCGGCGCAGGATGTAATGATCCGCCTCTGGCTTACCAGGTCTTGGCGTCCATCGCGCGCTGCGTATCTGGACTAAAGGGTGGAATTCGCCCGCAAATCCCAGCTGTAAGTGATCTTCTAAAGGATGCGCTTCGCGCAGAAGCAGACGCTTTTGTCCTGCGTACGGCCGTAGAGTGCTGCCTGATGGACTACAAGACCGAGCGCCGGATTACGGATTTTCGGGTCGGCCGGACAGACAAGAGTGGGCCAGAAGGTAACTGCATGGCCGTGGTGATGCAGTACTGGTTTTCACTGGTCTAGGGAGGTGTGATGTGCCCTCTTCCTTCAAGCACGTCCATGACCCGACCGTGCTGCAAGCCATGTTCCACAGTCCACAAGGGGCAGTTGCCAAGGACCTGATGAAGCGCGGGGCGCGCGTGGAATCCAGGGCGAAGAGGAATGTGTCCGGCATCGGTGGGAGCGGTCCCAAGCGCGTGGACACAGGGCACCTACGCTCTAGCATCAACCATAAATTGGTCGTGCGCCCTGGAGGGCTCAGCGTGCGCATTGGAACTAACGTTCACTACGCACTATTTGTCCATAATGGCACCGGACTCTACGGTCCGAAACACATGCTGATCCGCCCTAAGCGCGCAAAGGCGTTGGTCTGGCGTTCGCAACTGCACGGCCAAAAGTCTGGACGATTCCGGGGTTATGTCGTGGTGACGAGCACCAAGGGTATGAAGCCAAACCCCTTCCTAGCTGCAGCGCTGCCCGCTTTCCGGGACTGAAACTGTTCGTGCTGGTGAGAGCTAGCTCTGTCGTAAAGTTAGCCCATGTCAGAAACCGCCATCTTCAGAGATTTCTCCCGAAAGCGCCGTGAAATCTTCTTCACCATTGAAGAGGAAAGATTCGACTGCCGTAAGGCGCTGGGCGCTGCAGATCTTCAGCAGGCGATGCTGAAATTCAAGAGCGCGCGTTCTGAGGGCGAAGACGTCACCGCGGAGAACGTGCTCGCGAAGATCTCAGCCGCTCTTGAGCTGCTGCTTCTCCCTGATTCGCATGCGCGTTTCATGGCCGCTGTACTGGACCGGGACCGGGAAGAGCCGATCGACCTGGGCCAGCTGACCGAAATTTTCCAATGGCTGATCGAGCAGTACACGGTCCGCCCTACGGAAGCGTTGTCCGACTCCTCGACTTCATCGAGCACAGACAACGCTGGCACCGCTTCTCTGGATGGTGCGCTGCTTCCGGAGTCGATCCCCTTTCCCTAGTCCTTCCACGATTTTTTGATTTGGTCAACTTCTGGTGTGTGGAAGTCTTCATCGTTGGGGGCGTGAGTGAAGAGCACCAGAAGGAGCGGGCCAAGCTGAACACGGAATTGATCGGCCACATGGGCACGTGGGTCCAGGAACGCTCACCACGTGGAGTTCCAAGGCCGGACTGGTTCCAAGACGTCACCTTTGACGACATCGAGCAGATGGCGCGGGTGATGCCGACACGAAGGAGGGCACCGTGACGCATCCGATCGACACTGCGTATGTGGACATCGTGCCCGTTGATAAATCGCTGGAGAAATTGCAGCGTGATATCGACAGAGCAATGAAAAAGATCGACAAAGAGGCTGAGAAAGACCTCAAGAAGATCGACAAAGAGTTTGACGAGACTTTTAAAAAGATCGACAAACACATGCAGGACATGGGGGATAGCGCCGAACGACACTTCAGAGAGCTAGATGACATCGTAGAAAATTCGCTCGGTGATGTACTGGTGGATTTCGACGATACGTTTACAGAAATTGATCGGCATTTTAGTCGCGTGAGCGACAGTTCCGATCGATCCTTTAAGCGGATACGTTCGCGTTTCATCGAGCCGTTTGCGGATGGGCTGCAAAAGACAGGGGAAACTCTGTCTGAGCTGGGCCGCGCCATGGTCCAACTGGTTTCAGGGGTCGGTGGGGCTATTGGCTCAAATCCGCTAGCTGCCCTGATCGTTGTCTTGATTCCCGCGGTCATCGCTCTAGCGGCTGCTTTGAGTCAGCTTATCGGCCTGGTGGGACTGCTTCCTGCGGGCCTTAGTGTGCTGCTGGCTGCCATTATCCCGGTAAGCGCGCTGGCCAGCGGCGATATCGATAAGATCAACGAAGCTCTGAAGAGGCTGTCTCCCTCTGCCGCGTCCGTGGCGCGGGAGGTGGCATCCCTTATTCCCATGCTGAAGTCTTTTCAGCGCGTGGTTCAAGAAGCATTTTTCTCCCAGGTAAAAGGCGACTTCACCAACGTCGTGCGCACACTTTTTCCTCTTATGGAGAAAGGGTTTGTCACAGTTGCCTCGGCAATGGGAAAGTTGGTATCCAGCTTTGCTGACCTGCTGACCACGACAGATTCTATGCGGACGTTTCGAGAGATCTTTGCGACGACCGGCCGGATCATCGAGAAGCTGACTCCGTCCTTCGTGATCTTCGCTGATATGTTGCTGAACACTGTCCATGTGGCGCTGCCGATTGTCGAGCGCCTTGCAGGCGCTTTCGGCAAAGCACTCGATACCTTTAGCGCATTCGTGAACAAGTCGATTGAAACCGGAGATTTCGACGAGTTCATTGAAGATGCGATTACCACAGTCAAAGAACTAATTGACCTGGGCAAAGCTCTCGGTGGCGTACTGGGCACTTTGTTCGCGGGCACTGAGGATTCAGGACATGATTTCATCAAGACGTTGACGGATCTCGTCATAAAGCTAGATGACTTCCTCAAGACCGCTGAGGGTCAGGATGCGATCAAAGTTTTTGTGCTTTCTGTGGAAGCTTTGGGTCTAGCCCTTGTTGGGACTCTGCAAACTCTGATCTTCTTTTGGCGGGTATTCGAAAATACCCTACTTCTTCTCGAAAAAATCGGCCGTGGTTTTGTCACCTTCGTTACGACGATCGGCGATTGGCTCGGGAAAATCCCTGAGTTCATCGCGGAATTTGTTGGCAGCATCCCCGAGATGGTGGCTGGATTTTTTCAGGCA